AATAAACACACACTACGACAATAACACGGACATATTATGACTACTCTTTTCGTAGATACCCGCATCTTTAAGAACCTCGAAGAAGTCACGCATAGCCGTAGCCCGTAACGCTGGGAATGTCTTACGAATGATTGACACGACAACGCCTTTGTTCTGTAGGCAATACACTAGAATAAGCTGGCATAGGCTGTATGTCTTACTAGAACGCGATCCACCTTCATTAATGATAAAACGCGCCTCGTTATTGTAAAGCGCGTCGTAGTTACGTTCAAAGACTATCGTAGACTTTAGTTCCATTTAGTCAAGTTGTTTTGTGTCGGGTCTGATAATGCTAATCTTAATTTCGTTTATCGCTTCTCCGTTTGTCGTTACGTCTGTCTTTTCGGTTAGGTTGTTTAGACGTTGGGTAATGGAAGGGTTATATTGTCCGACCATGCCACCTTCGATTTGGTCTTGTCGAATTGCTTTTCTTATACGTTGGCAGATGGGGCAATACACTTCGTACGCTCCATTTGTATTTTTAAAGTAATGGTCTAGTGTTACGCCTTGTTCATATCCCCAAACTTCAAAGCCTTCTAGTGTTAGGGGTACTCTTAACGATTCTTGTACTACTTTACCGCTTTGTAATGCTTTGTCAATTAGTCGTGGGTTGCTTAATGTTTTCTCTTTGTAGGCTTCGAACATTTCCCAAAGTTTCTCTGGTGTTTCTATGTACTTATGCTTTCCCATTTTTCGTGTTTTTGAAGTGGTTTAAAAATTCGTCTTCGTCTATTTCTTCCATGCAAAGTAATCCATCCGCATTGGTCAAGTAAACAATGTGATGAAAGCCTTCACGTTCTAGGTAGTCTGTTAGTATCTTACCTTCGTGAATCATGTCTTTGCCGTAGTCTAGTATATAGAACCTCATTTGAATAGTTTACCTATAGTTCCTAATTCTTTTACTATGTCCGTGTTATTGTCGTAGTGTGTGTCTATTCCTAATTCTTTAATCTTTTCGACTTTAGCTTTATTGCTTCCCGTTGCGTATACTCTGCTATCTGGTATTCCAGCTTTTCTAGTCCGTGTTAACATAGCTTCCTTATTACCACGCGCTGAAATAACATACAATATATTTCCTTTGCTTATTAACTCCAAAGCTAAATCGTAGCCTTTTTGCGTGCTTAAAGTATCGTCGTAGTCTATAGACACTTTTTTAAACGCAAACGTTTTCTTGTAATTACTCAAGGCTTCGCGTGAATGTGTTTCCCACGTATGTACACAAACTGCGTAGCGTTGCTTTTCGTTTGGTCTGTCTGTGATTGACTCAAGGTCGGACATACACCTAGCTAGGAACGTCTCCTTTTTTTCTCCTTTTACTGGCTGTGGCATTTGGTTTAGTTCTTACTGGTTTTTTAATAACTTCTTTTTCCGTGTTTACGTCGTCTTGTAAGTCTTCGTCGATTCCTTTGTAACTGATCGTAGTGTTTTCAGCTTCGAAAAGATACCCTAACCCTATAGTTATGTAGTATCTGAATTGCGCGGGGTGGATTTTGTCTACTTCTACGCGTCTTTGACCTAGTACACTATCGTAAGTAATGATAGTTTTGCCTTTGTATTCGTTTTTAATTTTCATGTTCGTTTTTATTTAGTTCGTTTCCTATAGCTACAATCATTACCAAAATACCTAACGTACGTAAAGCAATCTCATAGCTACCTATTACCATAAAGCCACCCATTGTAAAAATGGTCACCCTTGCGATTGATTCAATTATCTTTAGCTTCATAACTATATTGAATTTGACGTATTTTATGTTTTATTTCTTTGATAATATAGTGACCAGAAGTTGTCGGAATGTTAAAGTGTTTGGCTAGACTTCTAGCGGTGTTAAATCCCTTGTCGAAATAGGCTTCAAATTTGGCTTTTTCTAATATGTCCGTTATTTGGTTTCTGTATATTTCTACGAATGCGCGTTGATTATTGAATCTGTTTTCTATTTCTATTTTACGGCTTACTTCGTCGTCGTCTTCTACATCTGTAGCTAGGTATTCTACGCTTTTTATGTCGTCTTGTTTATGGCTTATAGACGTGTCCCAAATAATTTGGTATTTGATTGTATTAAGTAGGTAGCTTTTTACACTATTTTCATCCGTTTTTTCGGTGTCTATGGTTAAGACGTGAAGGTAAGCGTTATTAATGCACGTGTCAGCGTCTAGCATTGAATATCTAATATTCTTATAGCTGTGGTAATTGGTCAGAATGTAGTTTGTATACAGCCTAACTTCGTCGTAGTGTTCCGCTATGTATTTGTCAAGCGTTTTCTTCATACCACATTTTAAAATTAGCAAACCATTTCTTACGCTTGTCTGGGTGGCAGAAACACTCGTTATCTTTTACGCCCGTTTCCTTTACTTTGATAGCTTGTAATTTGCGTAGGTGCATTTTACTCAAGCGTTCGGGGTTTATTTCTTTTAGTAGTCCGTTTATTTCTAGTAGTCCAGCTTCTGTAAGCATAAGTCAAGTATATAAGAACACAAACTAACGACGCAAGCCGTAAAGAAACTACCAGTACAAGCCAACGTTAACCAAAATCCTACGCATTTAGGACATCCTAAAGCTGAATGAATTGTAATTGTAAGGCTATTAATAGGCAAAAGACTAAATAAGTAGTCGAAAGCCATTTGTAAAGGTTCGAACTTAACGAACCACCACGTAAAAGCTATGTATAAAATATATTCCATTGGTTAAATTTTAATCAAACTTACGATTATAATCTAATCACGTGAAAAAAAAGTTATTAACAATAAAAAAGCCAGCGGTTAAACTGGCTTAAAAAAGAATCTATTGCAGTTCTTATGGTATGCTTTAGATTACATTCGTTCCCGTAGTAGGAATTCGTCTAGCTTTATGGCTGTGTTTAGGCTTATGTCCTTTCCTTGTAGAAACTTGTCAATCTGGTACTGGTGGAATTTACCCGTTCGTGTTTTGATGTCTGTTACTATTTGGTTTCGTGTTTTAATCCTTAACACTTCCTTTAGCTTGTTGCGTAGTTCTGTGTCGTTAATGTACATATCAGAAAGGGAAATCGTCGTTATCTACTTTGCTGATTGGTTCGCTTTGCGCTGGTGCTACGTAAGGTTCGCTAAATGAAGCTGAAAAGAATGATCCCGCTTTACCTTGTTTTACCCATAACGCCACTTCCATTTCCTTACCATTTACGTTTACTTTTCCTTTGTAGTCTGGGTGGTTATCCGCTTTTTTGTTCGTGTTTTTGAAGATTGCTCCCGTGTTTAACTTGTTTTCCATTGTATATTTATTTAATTGTTTACGTTTAAAATGCTCCGCGCCATATATAACCTACGAAGTGTAGGAATCCGTAGCAGAAAACGGATATTACGAATAGCAAAAATACTATTGCTTTTGTTTTCTCTTTCATTGTTCTTCATTCACTATTTCAAGGTTTCCACTGAATACATATCCCGTAGCTTTTAAAAGTCCTTCAATCATTTGTAACACTTCGTCAAGGTCTACGTCATTGTGTGGGACTTCGTGTGTTATTGTGTGGTTGTATTGCTCGATTACTATTTTCATTCGTGTTTATTTAGGCATTGTTCTACTTAAATCTTTGCTTTTGTATTCGTCTTTTAGTCGTTCCAAGTAAAGCACAAAGTCCATAGCTTCTTCTTGTGCGTGTGTAAGCCATTCTAACGTGCTTAAATCAGTTCTTTCAAGTGTTGTGTTGTACTTGTTTATTCCTACTTGACTTCGTTCGTTAAATCGACTAAGAACGCGTAATACAATTTGGTCTTCTATTTGCTGATTCATAGGTTCATTATTTGATTATGTAAAAACACGGAAAAAGTATTTTTAAATTCCCCTTTTGGTACAATATAAAAGGCTAATTTCAATAATACAGATGCAATATATTTTCTAATTTCAGTTATCATAAGAAATTGATTAAAGTGTTGTAATACTCTCTGCAAAGCTCTACGCGTTCTTTGATTGCTTCGATTACTTGTTCGTCTTTTTCTACTTTGAATACTTTAACGCGTCGGTTGTCTGGTATGTGGTCAAAGTTATGTCGTCTTTGTACTTCGTCGCGTAGGTCTATACTTTCTTCTAATAAGTTAGCGTTCCAGTGTGCGCGTCTTACTTCGTCTTCTACCATTTCTTCGGGTGTGTTTACCAAACAATAACAAAGCAACGATTCTGTTTTACCCGTAAGTTC